CAAAAGAAGTTAGATGAAAAAGAAAGAAAGGAAAAGGAAAGGGCAGCAGAAAAAGCAGAAAGAGATAGAATTGCAAAAGAGAAAGAGTCTTACAATAATAAAGTACAACAATTAGATACATTCTTAACAGAAACACTAAATAAAGAAAAACAAAGGCTTATTGATGGTGATATTACTCAACAAGAATATGACCAAATAGAATTTGATGCTGAACAGGCTCACTTAGCAAATATGCTTGGCTTGAACCTTGAATACGGTATGAGTATTGCAGAAATAAATGGTCAAATACTAGATAACGAATTACAAAATATTGCAAAAAGAGTTGCTGCTGAGAAGGCTGCTCACGATAAAAAAATTAAAGAAGAGGAGGATGAGAAGAAAGAAAGAGTGGCTAAGATTGATGAAATGCAAGAAATTGGTAATCAATTAATATATATAGCAGGAGAGGAAAAAAGTTTGCAAGGAGTAAAAAAAGCAGGTATAGCAATATCAAAAGCAGCAGCAATTGCTAGTAGTATGGAGGCAATGGCTGATTATGGAAAAGCAATAGCAAGTGCAGCAGCAGACTCCCCTTGGTGGATGAAAATTATAAATGTTATAGGTCTTATTGCTGCTATGGCATCTACAATATCTTTAATGAGGTCAATAGGTAAAGGAGGTTCTTTTGCAAAAGGTGGGCTGATTGAAGAATTTGCTAACGGAGGCATGGTTCATGGTAGGTCACACGCACAAGGAGGAGAAAAGTTTGCAGTAGGAGGAAGAGTAGTTGAATTAGAAGGTGGTGAGGCTGTTATAAATAAAAGAAGTACAGCCATGTTTAGAAATCAATTATCAGCAATGAACTCTGCAGGTGGTGGTGTTAAGTTTGCAGATGGAGGGATGCTTAACCAACCTCAATTTAGCCAACAGCAATTCAATGCTTTAGGACAAAATCAAATGATGGGGGCTATGTCAAGTGGAAGCAAAGTAGTTGTAGTAGAGTCTGACATTACAGATAGTCAAAATTCAGTAAGTGTAATACAATCTGATGCTAGAATATAATTATGAAAGAAGAAACCAGAATATATGTTATATATCTTTCATTACTTGTAATAATATTAACTTTAGGAATACTAACAAATGTTTGTTGACAAAAAAACCAAATTAGAAAGATTAGATATATGTAAAAGTTGTAGTTTTTACCGAAACTTTATGTTACTAAAAAGACCAAAGATAAAATGGGGAGCAAGGTGTGCTGATTGCAAATGCTTCCTAGATGCAAAAACTTCTTTAACAAAAGAGTTCTTTGGTAAGTGTCCAAAAAATAAATGGTAAAAAAATCACTATGAATTTTACAGAAATCGCAGAAAATTACAGCAAAACAAAAAGAAGAATGATGACAGAGGCTGTTATCAAAAATCAAAAACACACAAGAAACTTTACAACTTATCATTCTGAATCATTGAACATAATGTTTGCAGAGTGGCATTTAATGTTTCCTGCACAAAAGCAAGATTTAAGTTGTAGTTCTTGCAGAAAGGCAGTATGTAAGTTTTGGGAAACAATGGTTGATGAATGGATTGAAATAGAAAGCACTCCTAAAAAAACAACTAAAAAATCTAATGGCTCAAAAAAAACAAAAGCAAAGACAAAATAAAGTAGATGTAGTTTTTGACTTTATTGAAATTCTTGGTACTGAGTTAGAAAAAAGGTTTGGAGACTCTCCAACTTGTAAAGATATGGTTAGACATCTTGTTGAGAAGGGTATTGTAGAACCTAAAAGACTTAGAAACTATATGGTTATTGTAGATTTTGACAGAATGTTAACCACTAATAAAGGCAGCAGAACACACACTTGGATGGATTTATCTATTAAATACGATATAAGTGAGAGTCAATCACAAAATATAGTTTACAAAGAAAGAAAAAAGGCTGCACCTCATAATAATGTCACATATTAAAAGTTTTGTAAGAAAATAAGGTAAATAAACTTTACTTTAATTATATTTTTGCCTCTATGACAGAAAAATGGTATAACATTCAAAATAAAGCATCAGATGTTACTGATGTATATATCTTTGATGAAATAGGAACTTATGGTGTAACTGCACAAGAGTTTATAAATGACATTAAAGGTTTAAAAGATATGCCAATCAACTTACGCATTAACAGTTTAGGTGGTGATGTATTTGATGGTATGGCAATGTACAATGTAATCAAAAGGAGAGAGGCTAAGACTACAGTTTATATTGAGGGGATAGCAGCGAGTATTGCTACTATTATTGCTCTTGGTGCAGATGAGGTTGTTATGGCAGAAAATTCTTTGTTTATGATACATAACGCTTGGGGAGGTACAATGGGTGAGGCTAAAGATATGAGAAAAACAGCAGATACTCTTGATAAAATCTCAAGTGAACTGACAGACATTTATAGAAAAAAGACAGGATTATCTAATGATGTTCTTGCTGAAATGATGGATGAGGAAACTTGGTTAAATGCTCAAGAAGCATACGATTTAAGGTTTGTTGACACTATCTCTGATTCTATTAAAGTCGCTGCTAAGTATGATGTGTCTAAGTTTAAAAACATCACACAAGAAGAAATACAAAATAAATTAAGTATTAATATAAATAACAAAAAAATGACTAATGAGTTAAAAGAATGGTTTAACAACAAGGTTGATGAAATTGTTGCTACTGTAAAAGGTGATGTAAAAGTTTCAGAAGATGTTGCTGAGAAAACTATGATAACTGTTAACTTGGGTGATAATGATGAGATAATGAATAAAATCTCTGAGTTTGAGTCTAACAATATAGAGTTGTCAAACAAAATCACTTCATTGGAAGAAGAGTTAGCGACTGCAAAAGGAACTAATGAAACTTTAACTAGCGAAGTAGAAGCGTTAAACGCTAAAATCAACAAAGCAGATGCTAAAGGTACTGAAATTGAAACTGAAGCAGACCCTGCAGTAGTTGAAAACAAAAAAGAAGATGCTAATGCAGATTTTTACAATGCAATGGCTGATAGAATTAAAATAAAATTTACTAACTAAAAAAATAAAATAAAATGGCAAATGTAGCAAATAATAGTATCGCAGCAACTTACGGAGGTGCGCAACTAAACGAACTCTTTTACGAGCCAGTATTTAGAAGTGAGGACATTATGCGTAACTATAGAGTTATTCCTAATGTAAAACATAAAATGAATGTTTACACTTCTGCTGCTCTAACTAAAATTGTTGACAAATACACTACTTGTTCTTCTACAAGTGGTTCAACACAATTTAATATTGATGATAAAGTAATTACTGCAGGTAGATGTAGAGTTGCTTTAGAGCAATGTACTGATGAGTTTTTCGGAACTTATGTTGAAGAAATGTATAGAAGTGGAGTAGATGTAATGAATCTTGAGGGAACTCAATTAGCAGATGCGATTGTAAATCGTGCTGTAAAAGGTATTCAATCAGATGTAGTAAGATTAGCATGGGGTGGACACTTAGCACCAGTTGATGCAGGATATAATGTATTTGATGGGTGGATGGAATTAATGGCAGCAGATGCAACTGTATTAGCAGCAAGAAGTACGCTTACTCAAGCAGGGGCAAGTCCTACTGCTTCTGAAGTTCTTACTGGAATGAGAACAGTTTATGATAATGCACCTTTAGCATTACAACAAGTACCTGCTTCAGACAAGAAAATGTTTGTAACTTCTGAAGTGTATAACTTATACTTACAAAATTTAGAAGGAACTTCTGCAGATTTAGCAATTACTAACCAACAAGATGGCTTGTTAGTAGTTAAATTTAGAGGGGTTGAGGTTGTTCCTATGTACGAATGGGACACTATTGTAACAGATACTAACCCTACTATCTTTACTATTGGTATCAATGGTAGAACTAATGGTATATGTTACTGTGCAAAAGACAACTTGATTATCGGTTCTGACACTACAGACCCATCTTCAGAGTTCAAAGTGTTTTATGATGATTTAGAGGAGAAAATGTTTTTAAGAGCATACTTCAAATTAGGAGTACAGTTCTTATACCCTTCTTTAGTTCAATGGGGAATCCTTGATGGATAATAATAATGTAATAATAGAGGGGAGGCTAGTCCTCCTCTCTTAATTACTTTTAAATAATCAATAAAATAAAAATAAAATGGCAATAGATACAGGTTTAGGTGTGGTTTGTGCTGACTTACAAGCAACAGGTGGTATTTCTCAAATATTATTAAGAGAATGGGCTACTGCAGATGTTGTAACTTACGGTGCTGGAACTGCACACACTATTACAAATATTCAATCAGGTGGTGATACTACTTGGTATGTTTATGAATTTAAAAATGAAGTACCTGCAATGACTATTACTGCTTCTAAAGAAAATGGTTCAACTGCATTTGAGTGTAGTTTATCATTTATGCTTCCTAATATGGATGCAACAAAATTTGAAGAGTTGAAAAACTTTGAAAATGCTTGTATGATGGGGTTAGTTTTAGACACGAATGGTAATTGGTGGACTTTAGGGGTTAGTTCAAAATATAGAAACGAGGCTGTCGCAGCGAGAAGCCAGACTTACTTGAATTTAACAGGTTTTGAAGGTGGTACAGGTGCTGCTTACTCTGATGAGAACGGTTTAACTATTAATTTAATGGCAAGACAGTTTGAGTTACCAAGAGAATATGCTGGTACTGTTACTGTTAATACTGATTTAACTGCAACAGTAGGAGCATAATTAACTAAAGGTATAATAATAGGTTGAACTTTGTTCGTAAAAAGTTTAGTAACATTCTCCTATTAATATCTTTTTTTTAAAATATGTGTGATTGTGGCAATAATATTATAGATTTATCACACTTAAAAATATATACAGTTATGGCAGAATATAAATCAAAATTATCATCAGGAACTACTCATAAGAATGGTTTCAAAATCAGTTGGGCAACAGCAACTCAAGAAGAGTTGGCCTATGCTTATGAAGATTTAGGAATGACTTCAATGGTAGAAAAATTATCAACTACAAAAACTAAAGATGAGCCAAAGAAAGCAAACAAAGACAAGAAGTCAGGTAAAAAATCTAAAGACACAAAAGACTAATACTTTTGAGTTTGGTGTTTTTAATTTAGCAATACCTGAACATATTGAAGAACCACAAGACTTATCAAAGGTAAGAACCAAGTTCATCCCTTTTGGTACTAACAATTTATTCCCTCAATACTTAGCAGAATTAAAGCGTAAATCTTCTACTCATAGAAGTGTTTTGGCTCAGAAGGCAGTTTTCACAAGTGGTGCTAAGTTTGTTACGAGTAATGAAGATGTAAAAGAATACATAAAAGATGTAAATGCAGATGGAGAATCTCTAAGAGAGGTTTTTAAGAAATTAGCAGATGATTATTACACTTTTGGAAATGCTTACTTAGAAGGTGTTTTATATGATGGTGGACTAAACCTATATCATATTGATGCAACTACTGTTAGAGCATCTAAAAACAAGAAAGAAGTGTATGTACACCCAGACTGGGCAAAGTACAACACTATGAAAGACAAGTTATCTATTATTCCTCTTTACCCAAGAGTTAGAGGAAGTAGATTTGTAGTTCAATTTAAAGATTATGAGCCTACATTCCAATTCTATGGTTTACCAGATTATGTTGCTGCATTAGAGCATATTGCAGTTGACTATGAAATTGGAAAGTGGAATCACACAAAATTTAAAAATGGTTTCCAACCTTCAGCAATCGTTGAGATTAATGGAGATATGGGAGAAGAAGAAGCAAAGAAATTAGTAAGAGAAGCACAAAAGAAGTTTGTTGGAGATGGGAATAATGGTAAGATAATGTTTATCGTTAAGAATGGAGACTCAGCACAGGCTAATGTTCAGATTATAAAGGATGACCAAGAAGGTAGTTGGATAGACTTACAACGTATTACTGACCAGAATATTGTAACTGCACATAGATGGCAGCCATCATTAAGTGGTTTAGTAAGTTCTGGTAAAATGAATAACACAGGTAGTGAGATTAGAATTGCTTATGATTTAGCAATGACTACTGTAATTAAAGATACTTCTGATTTATTATTAAATGGAATTAGAACAGTTCTATATAAAGAGTTAGGTTTCTTGCCAGAGGAATTAGTTATTCATTATGAACCACCAATTAGTTTTGCTACTCAGATTGACCCTAAGCAGATACTTACTATTAACGAGCAAAGAAGAATGTTAGATGAGGATTTACCAATGCTTGAAGAGGGTAATATGTTCTTGACTGATAGAGAGCAGATTATTGTTACTAGAGATGATGATGCAGATGGTAAAGGAGATGATGATACTGGAGATTTGCAAGTAACTGAAATTAATAGCGAAACACAAGAATAAATATGGCAAACGTAAACAAATACAATCCTTTAGTAACAGGGGCAGAAGTTATAAGTAATAGTTTTACTAATGCTAATACAGACCCTTATTTAATATCTGACAATACTATATTGCTTTCTGAGTTAGCACATCTAAAATCAGCAATAGGCAATAAGTTTTATGAAGAAATAAAAACACAACATCATGCTGGAACTTTAACTACAGCAAATCAAACCTTAATGGATGATTTCTTGGTAAGATGTTTATGTTGGTTTGTTAGATTTGAGGTTATAAATGAGGTGCAAAGCAATAGTGGTAGTGCTGGTATTGTTCATAATGTTGATGAGTTTGCTACTATTATAGACCCAGCAGAATTAAATGCTTATAAGCAAGATACATACAGAAAGGCTGAAATATATTTAAAAGATATGATAGATTATATGAATGATGATGACCAAAATGGGTTATACCCTACTTATGAATCTAATAAGCCTTGTAACAATAATACTTATAAGAATCATGGAATAATAATGTATGACAGTATATATTCAAGACCGACTAGAAATTATGACAGTTGGAAGAATTACTGTCCTTGTGATGATTGTTAAAAAAAATATATAAATGGCTGCAAACGAACATAAAAATTTAAGTGATGCAAATAGGCATAATCCAAAAGGATTTGAAATTGCTACTAATGATACAGTTTTAAGTAAATCTATTGGTAGCGGCTCAACAGATACTGATGGGGCTTTATCTTGGCAGTCTAAGGCTGTTATGGGTATTTCTAATTATAAGATGCAAGGATATGTTGTTAGTGGTACTGCTAATTATAAATATGGTGAGGACTTACAAGACACTAAATCTCCTTATGAAATGACAGATGATTATGGCACGAGTGTTGTTGCAGATGGTACTTTAAATCCAAGTAATATATTTAGAATTGGTCAAAGTATTGTAGTGCCAGAAACATCAAAAGTTGTTCTTATAAAAGGTCACTTATCATGTAATAGTACTAACGCTGTTACTCTTGCTATTTGTAAGGGAATTCCAAATCCAAGCAGTACGAGTGCTATTGTGCCTACAGTTATTGATGAGATAATAGTTACTTCAAGTGATGGTAGTAACCAAACACTAATGGCTATAGCAGAAACAACTATAACTGCAGCAGATATATTGGCTGGAGATATTATATTTCCAATGATTAAACAAAACGCAAGTACAGGCTCTACTGTATATTTTAATGTAACAATACAAACTACAACTTTCTAATGACAACAAAAGAAGAGTTAATAGCAATGAAAAAAGATATCACAACTATAAATGATAAGATAGATAATTTAGATGAAAAATTAGATATGCTCACAGAGAAACTATTAAATCCAGACACAGGAGTGACTGCTAGAGTTAATAGAAACACATCTATGAGAAAAGTTTTAGTAAAAGCAATGTGGTTTATTTATACTATAACTTTAGGTGCAATAATAAAAATATTTACAGAATAAAATAAAAAAACAATATGGCAACAACAGTAACTCCAGCAAGTTTAACAGTAACAATAACAGAGCAATATACCCTTAATAATGTTTCTTATGGGAATACAATTAATAAGACTTTTACAACTAATGGTGAGATTTACCAAAGGATAATGGCAGTAAAAGAATCTGAGATAACATCACTTATAGATTTTGGCACAGCAGATGGTAGGGGTACAGTAGACAAAACTAATTACACTTATTTTAGAATAACAAATTTAGATGATACTAATTTCTTGACATTAACTATTACTTCAGGAGACACTTTCTTTTATAAATTAAAAGCAGGAGAAAGTCTCTTGTTAATGGATAATGAAATGGATGCAATCGCATCAAGCACTACTTTTGGAGCATTTGCAGATATTACAAATATAACAGCACAAGCAAATACAGATGGTGTAGATGTTGAATTAATTTGTGTAACAGTATAAGATGGCTAAGAAACCAGCAGTTTTTAAGTTTACAGGTAACGCAAAAAAGAAGCGTAAAGGAGTTCATAGTAAGAACGCTTCTAAGGGTCAGAATGGTTATAAGAAAAAATATAAAGGTCAGGGAAGATAAAAAATTAAGATATGCCTTGTTACGAATGTGAAAGTGGAAAATGGAGATTTGGTCAAACTGGCAATTGCGAGTATGATTCTAAATCTGAGTGTGAAACTGCTAATAAAGACTATTATGCAGAAGAGACTTATGATGACTATCCACAAGCAGCAACTAACAATGCTAAGAGAGCAATTAAGTACAAAGAAGAA